GACGAGATCGGCACCGGGAGGGAACATCTTCGGATCGCCGTACATTGCCATGCCCTTGAGGTAGTGCGTGCCGTCAACGGCTACACGAACCTGAGCATAGTGAGAACCACCGAGAGAGACATCCTTAACACCCGGGCGGACATAGATCACACCATCCGCGTCGGTGCCGCCTTCTTCCGCGTACCGAACCTTAACTCGCTTGGAACTGATCGAGACAGGAGGTTCGACTCGGTCATAGCTACGACCGCCATCAGTCGACTTGAGCGTGCCAGGCACGATCTGGTCGCGGTTCTTCCAGACCTCGCTATAGGTCGTACCAGGGGCCGCAAGGACCTTGAGAGTGGTGCTCTTTCCGGTTCCGAGCTGCTCTACGGGTACGTAGTGGAGGGTGTAACCCTCATCCTCAAGGAGACGCCTGGCATCCCTGAGCTTTTCGTGGCTGATACCCAGGTGAAGCTCAACGCCCTTGCCTACGTCGACATACTTCTTCGACTCGACCTGAGCACGGAGCATCTCAGAGGTGGCCTGAAGGATGTTCTCTTTTTCCTTCCGTCCCGGCTTGAGGAGGTTTCCGACAGTGGTGTCTGGGATACCCATCCTCTTACCAATGGCGACGTTCGAAAGGCCCTTGTCCTTCAGTGTCTGGGCTTGACGGATCTGGGCTTGATTGCGCTCTTCCTTAGCAATGGCGACGTTGCTCCGAAACTGCGAGCTAGTCATGCCGAAACCCTTTGCGATCTCGGTGTCGCTAAGGCCGTCTTTCCGAAGACCTGCCACGATGCTCTGGAAGGTCGCGGCTCGCTCGTGCGGAGTTTCACCGGAACCCCAAGGGTAACGGCCGGACTTGCGCTTGATTCCGTAGTGCTCTGCAGCCTCGGGGTCGTCGTCCTTGATCACGACACCGGTGATTGCATTGTGCTCGTCTTCGTTGATGATCAAAACAATCCCCCCGGTCTGCGCGCATCGACGATTTCGTTCGCGTCTTCGATCCTGCTGTACACGTGGGCGAGGTACTCACGATCGAGTTCGTAGATGCGGACTTCGTCACCTTGGTAGATGCGAAACTCGCCTTCGATCTCGAATGGCCTGAAGCCATAATCATGGCAGAAGTACCCGCCATAGACGTAGAGCTGATCTTTGGATGTCTTCGCGATGCCAGACTTGAAGTCATGGATGCGAAGGAAGCCAGCGAACCTTGCATGGTCGATGTACGGCTCGAACCCGATCGTGTCGGCCGTGCCGTATGCGTGGATCGAGTGGAACAGAAGCTGTTCTGGAGTCATGTTGTAGTCGAGAGCGTGGTTGATGTACTCGCTCAAGACATCGTGGTCTTCGGGCTGGCGGCGTCCGAGCAAGATTGCTTCTGCTGCCCAAGCATGGAGCCTAGTGCCTCTTGCAGCGGCTGCAGAGGTATCCAGACGCTCGATCAGCTTCTCGTCGGTATAGCGGAGCCAGTGGGGACTTGAGGCGCTTAGAAAGGCGTGTGAACCTTCCAGCCTCGGTCGGGACTTAAAGCCCCTGAAGCGCCCGTTCGAGAGCACTGAGCACGTCCTCTTCGTTCGAAGGGTAGATGAAGGCAGCGAAAGACATAGAGTCCAACCTTTTAACCCAGTACTCCTGATTAGGTTGGACTCGAGCTTGCATGCTGGCCTTAACTTCGAGAAAGGCGTACCGGCTCTCATGGAAGATCACGAGGTCCGGTACGCCTTGCAAGTAGCCTGGGTCGTTCTTGAGAATGACGCAGTCGGGAAACAGAAGCCGAAGCTTTTTAATTAGCTCCGACTGATATTTAGCTTCCGTCATGCGTAACTCCCTTCACGGCAGAATACAGAGGCTTGTTCTATCCCTTCTATCATACCGCATGTATTTCCACCGCATTGGTATCTGTCGGCTACTGCTTGTAGACCCGAAACCTTTGAAAGGTCGGACGGGCGTACGTCGCGTTTGCTATGGCCTGGACGATGTCCGTGTCGAGAAGGCCGAAACGCAGCGCTGCTTCCCAAGAGGACTTGAACACCTCCCCAGTTTTGTATTCCTGGATCTCGTGTTCGATGCTCAGCCGTGGTTCACGGAACTGTTGGAAGTACTCAGTAGCGTGCCAACGGGGGCGCCACAGAAGATTGTCCGCACAGTTGTTGAGTCGGTCTCCGTCGAGGTTGATTGGTGTGTCGAATGAGAGCGAACGCGCCGCCCTGATGAACGCGTTGGCGACAAGCACTGTCACCGATCGCTTGTACTGCCTTCCCCTCCGATTGAAGCTGACGTTTTCGATGCCACGTTGATTCACATGCCGAACCATCTCTCGGCCGGTCTCTTCGTTGCGCACGAGTCCGGTATTGCTCACCGAATAATTCGGGAACTCAAGTATCTCTCGCCATTCTTCACGCATGGGACCCCACCTGACACTTTCTTGGACGAACCGTGGTGCCTCGCGACGAAATAGGACATCGCGACCTTGAAAACGGGGGTTAGACACTTAGACACTTTTTTTGAGCAACTTCTTAATTATTTTACACTTGGTATCTGCATTACTTTTTTCGTACGTAACTTAAAGAAAAAAGTGTCTAAGTGTCTAGTCGAAGTTACCGAAACGCTCTGACCAGCAAGTTCTGAAAATCGCAACCTCGCGAATCAGGACAAAGGCCTAGTCAAAACGTGTTTTCAAAGTGTCTAAAAACCGGCAAGTGGCTGCCAGTTTTGACTAACCGAGTGAATGTCGGTGTCCGGTTTAGGTCCCTCGCACCTTTCGTACACCAACATCCGTTTCACCCTTTTGGCGGCTTACGCTCCTGCACTAGTCATCGTTTAGACACTTTGAAAACCAAAGTGTCTAGTGTTTTGACTAAAAAGTGTCTAACCCTTTCGGGTGACACCGGTCAAGCTGCCTTGACCAAATCGCCCGGTTTCTTCCCGATGCCGAACAGTCCGCCGTGCTTCTTGGCGAACTTGACTTCGTTGAAACTGTGCTTGGTCGACAGGCTTTCTTTGACTGCTTTGTCGATCCGAGCTTCGGACATCAGAACGTAATAATGCAGAATCGAGAACGGCGTATTCAGACGGTCGATACGACCGAACGCCTGATGCCATTGCTTGTACGAGTACGTCAGCGAATAGAAGATCATCGCGTTGGTAGTCGTACAGTTCCATCCTTCAGCGCCGGCGGTGTACTGAACTAGATACACCCACCGATCTGAGTCCGGAACCTCTTCATGCTTGTGCCCATTCCACTCAGCTACGTGCGTCTCCCCAGACAGCTTTCGTAGCTGCTCCAACTCGTGGTCGAAGTTGTAGAACACGATGAGGCGTGGATGGCGCTTCATCAAATCTCGGACCATGGTAAGGCGTGACGGATGAGAGTAAACGACCTTACGCATGGTGTAGAAGAACTCCGCGAGACTCCGGAAAGGAGCCTCCTCATACGGGTTCCAGCGGTCCTTCAGGACCTTGTCGAGCAACTGCTCGTCGAACTCCACAGTGACGTCTGTGATGACGCGTGTGGTGTGTCGCTCATATGGCATGTGCACCAACAGGCTGGCACGTAGCTTAACGAGCTTGTTGACGTTGTGGTACTTCTTGACTTTCGGGAACTTGCTGTATGCGTCATACTCGACATGCTGATCCCGGAAGTCGGTTCGGTTCTTGTAGAACCCATTCGCGATGAACACAGACATGTAGTCAAGCCACGTATCCCCTGGAGTGGCACTCAGGAGTATCCACGTGTTGCCGTGCTTCGCGATGAATTCGAACGCCTTGGTCCAGGCTCCGCTTCCGACAAGCCTCTGCTCATCAAAGATGAAGAAAGCGCCGCGGACGTTCTTGTACTTGGCGATGTTGTTCCACGAGTCGACGTAGAGTTTGCCGTTACGCCCAGGGCATCGCTCTTTACCTACGCCGAACTTGATGAACTCACCCTCCCAGTCAAGAGAGTCCCTCTTCTTCGCCGTGGTGATGACGTAGACGTCCTTCCCCAACGGCGCTTCCTTCTGCATGTAATAAGCCGCCGCGGTAAGCGACTTACCCGTCCCTACCCCACCCCAGAGAATCTTGCCACTGGAGAGCTCCTCAACGGCAGCCTCTTGATGCGGGTACAGGGTAACGGCCACTTCTTACTCCTCATCACTCCCCCAGGTGGAGGCCTTCATATACAGGGCTTCGGCAGTGTCCTCGCCAATGGAGGTCTGACGGTACCGCGGGTCGATCGTTTCCGGGTCAAGGAAACTGGTCTTGACCGACCTGGCGGTGATCATGTCTGGTGACTGGTTCTCAAGAACCTCCGAGAGTGGCTTGACGACGTCTGGGGTGTGGTCAGCGTTCACGGATTCGTCAGTCTGCTCCACCATCTCAGCCTTCGACACCACTATGGTTATGGTGCCGTCTGTGTTGTCCATTCTTGTTATGTGGACTGGACTGACGTCCGGGAACTTCCCAGTGAACTTGTCCACCAGCTTTGAGATGTGGAGATCGAAGCTGATCGCCTGATCCTCGAGTTCACACAGGCTGAAGGTGTCCACCATCTTGGGCTTCTCCTCGGGGAGGATCCGCGGAATGGGTCGGGCTATCCACGAACTCGGAGTCAGGAAGCTCGGAACAGGAAGCAGGCCGATGGGACCGTCAGCGATCAGGCTCTCGTAGCGCACGCCACGGAGTGCCATCTCACGGACAAGCTGATCGAAGATCGGGGTGTTGCCAACGGGTATGACGTTACCGGACATGGTGTACGTTCCTTTGAGTTGTTCCTGATGCGAAAAATGAATCAGTGGGTAAGACAAGGGAAGAAGTCCGAAGACCCCTTCCCCTGCCTCATACTCCTACCCCAGCCCCTATGACAGAGTGTGGTCGAACCCATCCTCGTGCTTGTTGACTACTTCGTTAGCCTCGTTCTCGGCGACGGTCTTGATGATGGATACGAGTGCGTCCTCCATCTTCTCAGTCTTCATGTACTCGGGGACGCTGGCTTTCTTCCCTGCGGAGTCCAGAAAGGCCGACAGTTCCTCTCGGATGATACGACGGATGTCGTTCTCGCTCAGGCACTTGCGTTCACCGACCTTCGTCATGAAGTAGTCGGCGTCCATGACCTTGTTCTCTTCGCGGTCGAGGACCTTGTAGCCGAAGGTTCCGTTCCGAAGCCAGGCAACGACCGTGTCCAAATCCCCCTCAACGTGGATATGGCCCATGAAAGCCCCGGGGGTGAATACTGCGTAACGAGCTTCCATGCTAGTTCGCCTTTCAGTCGGAAGCTAGGTCCAGAAACTCTGGCTCAGTGAGGATGTCCGAGGTCTCTCCCACGTACACCCATCGTGGAGTCAATGAGGGATTCGCCTCGAGCCACTTCACGGTCTCTTCCGCAGAGCCAGTGAATACCGTATCGGTACCCGGGTAGTTGACGACGATGTTGTTGAGCTGTGCCATAACTACTCCCCCTGGAAGAGCTTGACAATCTCCTTGGCCACGTCCTTGGCGGTCACAGCCTCGCCGAACGCATCGAGGTTCCAGCTGTTGCCACCCATGGCCCCTTCAACC